GGTATAGACCTTGCTGCGGTGCTTCTCTGGCTTCAGGCAATTGGTTTCATAGTCAGGCGCAGACAGGGGCGACTGGCTGGCTTTAGCCAGCATACGCCGAATCTCGTCTTCGTCATAGGAAATCTTAACCATTTTACCATAGTCAGGCACATGGTCGTAGGGACGACCCTCTTGCTTCAGGGCCATGTCAAGGCCCTTGTACAAATAAATCTGGGCTACCTTGGGATTAGCTTGGATGCCCTTAGCTCCGACCGGGAATACCCAAGCGTTCAATTCCCGAGAGGGAATCCTACGCCCGTACCAGTTATCCGGTAAACCGGCAGGCTCTCCCCAGAGCCATTGCACCACAGAAGCGAGTGCTCGCTTCCCATAGACTATGATCTTCTCTGGATTCAGCTTCTTGATCTCATGAATCATTAGCGGCTGACAATGCTGCCACGGGGTATTCTTAGGCTCCGCGCCCGTTACCGGGCAAGCAGCAGCGGGAATCAAGGTGAACTCATCCGAGGACAGACCGAAGCGACGGAGAACTCCGTCCAGCTTGTCTTGCTTGGCAAGACCTTTAGGTGAGTCTTCGCCGGGGCCATTGACGATGATAACCGTCTTGCCCTTGCGAACAGGTGCCTGTTTCCCGTGGTTGCATTGCCTAAGCAATCCACAAGCCTGACACTCCGGTAGGAGTGATCTAGGCTTGGATTCTGGGGAAGTCGAAAAAAACTGGAACATTACGAACTCGCAGGAGTGGTTGCTTCAGCAGGGCTTGGTGTTGGGTACTCTAGGACATTGATCTTTTCGACCCGCTTCGGTTCTACCGAAGTATCTCGATGTCCGTCGTCGAACTGCCTCTGTAGATACCGCAAAGCGGAATCTAAGGTGCTGTGCTCTTGTGCGGTCAACGGGATCTCGGGCGCATCCATCCGGTCACTAATGACCGGATATGCCTGCTTTAGCATTATGTTATCTAATACTTTGACAGCTATCTGAGCAAGTGCAATCCGGTCAGATACGACTACTTCGTAATCCCGACACTCCCTCTGCTCGTACTTCTGGGGATTGGGCATTTCGGTCATACTTCCACCTCTGCACTTACGACCAAACAATACCCATCGCCCTTGGTCCGTAAGGACGCTGGCGTTACTTCAATTTTACCATTGGACCTAAGCAACTCTGCCAAGGACTCTGGATTCATAGTGAAGCCTATCGGCTTCCCGGCATAGGTAACCTGCTTCTCTTCGTAGAAGTCACCATAGGCGTTCTGTGCACGCACCGTAAGCACATGGTCCGCTAGGCGAACTTCGACTATCTTACCCGAGGCATTCTCAGCTACGAACGGAATAGCTCTCTGGACTACATCGGCTACGGTTCGAGGCATCTCGAACTCAGCCACAGTCTCTTGGGAGAATATCTCCGATAGATTCGGGTACTCAGCATCTAGTAGTCGCACAGCGACCTTAGTGCCCGAGTAGGTCTGAAACCAAACGAACTCAGTACCATAGCTCGCTTTAGCGAGTCCTAGTCCGGTGACCGGCTTGATGCTTTCGCCTCGTACAAGCACGGTCCCAGCATCCCTGCCCGTGGCTACTAGGTAGCGTAGGGCTTGATGCCTATTAGTTGCCTGCAACCCTTTGGGGGTTACGGCTATGCAGTTAAGGGCGAAGTTATCGTCCTTCTTGGCGGTTATACCCGCCGCTAAGGCTAGTGCCTCACTGAACACAGGAGGCAGGTCCGTGAATACGGACGGTTGCTCAACTTCGCTAATGTCGAGTAGAACATCGGTGGACATGGTTAGGCGTTGCTTACGTCCAGTGCCCTTAATCGTTATCGACGATTCCTCGGCTACGACGTTCAGCATTTCGTCCGGTGATTTCCTTAAAGTCTCAACCAAAGGCTTTGCAGGCAAAGCACCGTGGCACATTAGCTTCTCTCCCTCGTCGTTGCAGAGCAACGCTTGGCACAGGATCTCGCCGTTGTATGTCGTGACTATGCCTTCGTTGAAAACGAAGCAGGAACTCTGCTCCGCTGAGTCTTTGGTGTTTAGTCCTGCTGAGCAGGACTCTAAGATCCTGAGCAGGGTTTGTCGGTTAAACTGCATCTGGTGTTTCCTCTGACTTGGTGGACGCTTTAGCGTCGATTGCCTTTTGTATCCGATCCTTCGCTATGGCGAAGTACGTGGCGTCCTTCTCGATGCCGATGAATCGGCGATTGAGATTTACGCAGGCTGCTCCGGTAGTGCCGGAACCGAGGAACGGGTCAAGGATTACGTCGTTCTCGTTGGACCAGGATAGGATGTGGTCTTGTGCCAAGGCTAGAGGGAATACGGCAGGGTGCTCAGACTTTTCGCCATTGACCATACTCCAAACATTCGCTGCTTGCTTGGTGGCTGCTACGCAGCCACCAAGGTTCTTTTCGCTTCGTTTTCCGCTAGCGTCTTTTTGTATGGTCCCTGTTCTTTTTTTTCCTGCTAGTTTGCTCGGTACTTTTATGGGATTCCACGCTTTAGGGGATTCCTTTGCGAACACGAACATGAACTCAAACGCCTGCTCGTACCTGTTGTGCGTTCTTGGTATTGGGTTCGGTTTATGCCAAATCATCGTATCGTGTAGATTGAACCCAATTTCCTTGGCGTACAACGCCTGTCGAAAACTGGTTCCCGTTTCGCTTCCCTTGATCGTGGCGTCATTCACTACCCAGACCACGACGCCTCCAACCTTGGTTACACGGAACAGCGATTCTAGTACAGGCTTCCATACATGCTCTCCCCACTCCAACGTGCCGTTGTAGGTGCGGAGATTGTCATACGGAGGACTGGTAACAGTCAAATCTACCATACCCTCCGGTATCCCCTTCATCAACTCAAGGCAGTCGCCTTGCCCTAGTTTACAGTTAGGTAGCTTTTCCCAAGTCATATTTCTATTCCGTAATCTTGTAGGTAAACTTGATTCCCGTTTCATTCGCCCGCCCAGGGAAGGCTTCCGCCTTCAGAGGCAACCGAGCCTTAAAGCCTACCGTCCGTAGGAACAATTGCAAGTCAAGATCATCCTCTGGGACTACGAAGTTGATCCGAGCTACATCGGGGGTCAAGTCCCCTAGCAGGGTAAGCAGTAATCGGGTTCCGATTCCACACTTCCGTAGTTCGGGCTCCACGAACACGTTCAAGATAGACACGCTCGTTGCCGAGCCCGGTCCCACTAGCAGGTAGCCACAGACACTATTCTGTTTGCCATGCAGAGCCACGTAGCACAGAATGTCTACCTGCTCCTCGGCTAGGGTCCATTTCCACTCCCGAAGTGACATCGGGGAGGGGTTATGTCTCTTGTCGAAGTTGGCCAGAATTCTGGCCTGGGCAGGGAACGCCTGTGCGTATCGCACGAACTCATGCAAAGGCTTTCTAACGGGTCGTTTTTTCGGCATAGTGTGTGTCCCAGAGTCCTAGGAGCCATTCTCGGTTGGTGAAATTCAAGAAGGATTCAAGTGAGTCAATGATCGGATACGATCCGTAGAGCGGGCTAAGGTAGATCACAGCATCCCGTCTGTCTCTCTTGTGCAAGACAGCGAACGCAGGTGTACCTGCAAGGCTGGCAGACTTCTCGGCTTGTGCTATGAAGTCGTAGAAGCCTCCTGACTTCTTTTCGAACACGTCAGCTATGCTGACCTTGGGATACCCTCGCTTTAATTCAAAGGTAATCAAATCCAGTAGTTTCTGCCCATCGGCACACTGGGCGCACAAGTCGCCCGCCGAGTTCAGGGTTCGCATCCCTTTCTTAGCCCTTTGGGTGGCTCTGCCACCAGATTGACTGGCTCGCCAGAACCAGTCGTCGGCTTTGCCGTCGCTCCACCATAGGGATAACTGGCGGGAGATGTTTCGTTCTAGGTCGGCACCTTTGGAGGATCTACCCACCTTGCACCTCGTCAACAGCTACCCCAAAAGCTTTCAGCTTTGCCAAGACCGCAGGGCGGTCCTTAACCATGTTGTCAACATCGGCAGGGGTAATACCCCTGGCATTGTATTCCTCCAACCAGCGGTCGCTGAGCGACCCTAGGACCATCTGCATCAGGTGCCTGTCCTTAATCCGGCTGCGACCCTTGCGTAGCTTAGGCAGGCGTTTCGCCTCTTCTGCACTTAGCCGCATTTCCCGTAGGCCCAGCAAGCGGATATTCCGCTTAATGCGGGCGGCTTCCTTGATCTTGTTTTGCTTGTCGATGATTACTTTGATACGCCGAATCTCTGACTTTTTCATTCCATCTCCCATCCAAAGGTTACAGCACCAATATGTTCCGCAAGGACACCCCACTTGATAGGGGTGTCCTGCACTACTAACTTCACGTCCATAGCCCCTTTCAGGGGCAAGCGGACCAGTTCAATGTTCTTAGTATACACCGCCAAGTTGTCCATAAACAAAGAATACTTAGCACTTTCCTGTGGTAGCTTTCCTCGCTGGAATTTCACCGCAGTCTTTTCGCCTACTCCCCTGATCCCAATGACGTTATCGCTGACGCAGCCAGCCCATGCCTTGATACTAGACCACTGCGTAGGTTGGATGTCCCATTCCTTCCAGAAGTCTGCTTCCGTGTACTCCGCCTTAGTCTGGGGGTCAAATAATTTGACCGAGGGAGACAATAGCTGATACAAGTCTTGGTCGCGGGACGCGACTACAAAATCCTTGTCAGGATTGTTTCGGATCGCTGAAGCGATAAGGTCATCTGCCTCATAGCCCGTCTGACCAAAGATGTTGACACATCCCATGTCCTTCAGTAGCTTAGGCAGGGCATTGACCTGCTCGTACATATCCTGTCTAGCCTGCTGCATATCGGCGGGTTCCGCCGCTCTCATCTTTTCCCGAGTCGCTTTGTACTCGGGGCAGATTTCCTTGCGTCGGCTTTGCCGACTGTCAAAGAAGAAAGCGACGTTCCACGTCGAATAGATATGCTGTAGCTTCTCGGCAGTCTGCCCTATCTGGTACAGGATGCCGGTAGGCATCTCAGGGTTGTCTGGGTGCCTGAGATTGCTAACGGTATGTAGGGCTCGGTGGGCGAGGTTGGACACGTCCAGCAGGACGAAGTTATTCGAGTTCATCGTCGCCCCCAAACAGGGCCGTGTAGACGGCCTCTGCTGCGTAGTACAATAGGAACAAGACTATGCCTGTCAGGATCATGGACGCGAAAGCGTCGGTCAGTGGGTTTAGCATTAGGCGTCGGGCTCCAGATACGTAACATTGCTTATGAATGATTCTGTTTCCAATTGGATACAGAACGTGTGTCCGTTGTAGTATACTTTGTCTAGTACAGTTGTATGTGTTAGGTTGCTGTGCTTCCAAGCGGCGTGCTTGAATGTCACTTCCTTTCGGGACAACATAAACTCGAACGCCTTTTCAGGCGTCAACTGCTTCCAAACCTCCGCCTTGCGGAGAATAGTGTATCGTGAATTGCTCTGGGCTGATACATCCCACTTGTCTACCTTGCCCTCGTTGCTGATGTACAGTTCACCTCGGAGTACCTTACGGAACTCCCCAGTCCACTCATACCCTTCAGGAATCTCAACTTCAAATTCAATCTTCGTCTTTGCCATAGCCTAGTACCTCTTCTTGCGTGAAAGGGAAATGTCCAAATGAGTCATGTAATCAGTGTACGCCGAAACCAAGAGCTTCTGTAGCTCCGGTTCCTTATTTTCTGCCAAAATCTTTTCAATGAAGGCATTTAGGTAGTAGCCCTTGTCCCCGGTAAAGTCGGTCGTGTAACGACCCCCGGCAGGCACTAGGTACTTGTTCTCCTGCAACCAAGCAATCGTAGAGCCGATGTTATCAATCCCGTAGGTTGGGTAGAAGTGCTCCCGGAAGTTCAGCCTTAAACCGTTCACACGGTTCTTTCGTACCGTAATCTGAATCTCTTCGCCGATGGGGATTTCCTTGCCCTTGATGTCCTTCTTGATTTGGCCTGCTATGGCCATTTCAAGTTCTAGGTGGCACCAGAACTTCAAAGCCCGGCCTCCGGGCACTACGTCCTTGGGCGAATAGGGATTAGCTCGGTTCACATTGTCTCGGTGCTGGCTGACGCCAATCAGGATGCTATTGCTCTTAACTAGCTTAGGCACCGTCTGCCGAAGCCGGTTGCTGTGAATCTTACCATGCTCCATTCCGTATGAGCCATCGATTTCCTTATCCTGTGATCGCTTCTTGATGTCATCGTCCAGTTTCTTAATAGCCGCGTGCGGCAACCAGGAATCCCAAGAATCTACGATTCCAATAAACGGTTCGGACGCTAAAGCGTCCAAGGCGTCATAGAGGTGGTCAAGGCTGGGGACTTCCATAGCTTCGATCCTATCAGCCATCTTCTGACCGAAGAACTCTTCGCAGTCGAAGTTGGAGCCGTTCTCGCCGTCGAAAATGACGAGCCGGTGATTATCATAGGCTGGATTGTTGGCGGCTTCCGCCATAAGTAACTTAGCATGGAAGGACTTGCCTGATCCCGAGTTCCCGTGGAACCATAGGAACATGCCGGGGGACACGGCCTTTCCGGGGGTTCCCGAGACGTGGATGTCCATAACATCGGACCCTAGGCTCAAGTTGGGCTCTGGCAGTGAAACTGCCGATGCCTCTAGGGATTCCATTGCTTCGTCTAGTTGCTGTATTGCTTTCTTTGCCATGTTTTCTTTCTCTAGTAGGTACAAAAAATAACCCCGCTTTCGCGGGGCTATAGGTCCAGCTACGTGGGACTATTCCCAACCGGCATCGAACGGAGCATCGTCCTTTGCCTTTTCCACGGCTGCGGCAACCGCAGCATCGGCTACGGGAGCATTAGGCTTAGGAGTGGACTTGGCTGCGGGGTCCGCAGCAGGTGCGGCGGGAGCCGCCACAAAGCCGTCAATGAAGCGAGCCTTCGCTTCGTCATACGGTAGCTTGTTCAGAGCCTTGTCCAAATCGACTGCACCTGCAATCAGTTCAGGCATCTTGCCGTCGAAGCCGTTGTGTGGCGAGAAGTCAAAGTCTGCTGCGACATAGAACTTGTTTCGGTTGAAGGTATCTTCCTTCCAAGACCAAGTAACATAGGAGCCCTTGTCTGGGGACATGAAGAACTTAGCGTTCTCTTGTCCTCGACGCTTGCTCTTGTTCTCAGCCGCCATACGCAGCACTGCTGCGAAGTTGGCGAAAGAGTGGTCAAGCACGTAGGGCTTGTTGACTTCTACGCCGTCGATATCGACGACAAAGAGGTTAAACAACGCTTTGCGTTGCGGAACCATCTTGGCACCTGCCTGCTTGGCAAAGTCCCCGATTGGGCACTTCTCACCGAAAGTCTGGACGCAATCGAAGTAGGAATCCTTTTGCTCTGGACCGAGGTTTCGGTAGAGGAAGTAATCCCGCATGAAGTGCATGTCGCCGGGCTTCTTGGTGCGTGAACAAGTTGTGATATAGGGGACAATGATCGCAGTCATTGTGGATTCGCGGTCGATCTTCAGCCGCTCTTTGCCTTGGCCAATATCAATCGTAAAGTACATCGAGCCGGAACCCCGGCCCTCGGGGATGTCGTCAAAGGACATATCTGACATAGTGTAGAACACTCCTAAAGAAAGGCGGAAAGAAAATTAACCTAGCTTACCCGAGAGCCACAATTCGCTCAGGTACTTGCAAGCGGAACGCTTGGCATCGAGAGCACTGCAAATTGCCTTTGCATTGCTTACTTCGAGACGAGCGGAAGCGTATTCCGCTTCAGCCGTCCGAACTTCTTCTTGGATCTCAACTACGACCTTCACCGAGTCTTCTGTGATCTTGCTGATCCCGAAGTCAATTGGTGTTTGTCGCACGGTGATATTGACCTTGGCTCGCACGTATGCGACCTTCTGCTCTGCAATATACTGTTTGTACAAGGCATCAGCAAGTACCCCTTCCCAATGGGCGATGTCATCCGGCAGCGTCTGTAGAACGCTTTCGATGTTTTCGCGGGTTACTGTTAGGTTGAGTTTCTCTGTCATGTTACTTGCTTGTCTCCAAGTATTCGAGTTCATTAGTTAGAAAGATTCGTGGAGTTCGGTCATCGTTGATGGTAACCCGTAGGCACAGACAATCACTTGCTGACCAGTAGATGTCCCGGATGCCTCTGTTCTTTGCCGGTTCATGGCGAATAGCCGTTCGTAGCATAACCATCGTTCGTCCTTGGAAGCATTCCAGAGCCACGGCGTCTGTCAACTTGACCCACTTCTCTGCCTTGCGGAGGATAGGATACTGTTCGCTGGTGTAGTTGAACTGTGCTTCCCAAGGCTTTGCCGATTTAAGACTGAGATAGTTGGAAAGCATTAGCTCGCCCTTAGCGGGGCACCGAATTTCTCCGGTCCATTCGTACCCTTCGGGTACTTCAAATTCAACGGTTGCTGTGTGTTTCGTCATAGGGTCTCCAATTATAATGTTGTGCTTGACACATCAGGTCACGCTGTAACTATACACCGTTCTTTGACCAGATAGCAGAACATTTTGCCAAAAATCCTGGTTTCTTGGAATCGAAGAATGGCGAAGCCATTGATTCGATCACATTGCGAGCAGGCACGCAGTTTTTCGCATCCTTCATACAACTGGCTGCATACCGCAGCAACATCCAGCGAACTGCTTCCAGTTCCTCGTCTTCTACAGCATCTACTAGGGCGTATAGTTCGCCCCACTTGCCTGCTTTGGGCCACATAAGCAACGAACACAGCGGAAAGGCGTTATGCTTCTCGTCTACGCTATTGGCTAGGTCCGCTAACACGGACCTATCGAAGCCGCAGGCTTGCATCTGATTCAAGTACACCAGAGCGTTCCGAGCGGAACCTTTGGCTGCCTTAGCAATAGCTTTGAAGTCGCCTTCTCGGTATTCAATGTTCTCGCAGGTAGCTACGCTCTGTATTAGCTTGACTAATTCTGCTTCAAATACTGCCTTGAGTTCGATACCCGTAATACGGGTCTTGATTGCCTTGTCGATCTTCTCCGGCTGGCTGGTACACAGAAAGAAGTAGCAATGCTTAGGGGTATCCTCGAACAGCTTGAGCAAGCCTTGGAAAGCTTGCTTGGAGAAGCTATGGGCTTCATCTAGGATGAAGACAGACACTTTGGACCCTAACGGCTTCATAGCCGCATCGTCCCGTAGCTTCCGCACATCCTCTACGCCGTTCTTATCAGCGACATTTATCTCGTTGACCGACATAGCGGTCGCCCCAACTTCCTTAGCCATAATGCGGGCTAGGGTCGTCTTCCCGGTCCCTGGGGGACCATAGAAGCCTAAGACCTGTGGGACGCTGGAAGCGTCTAGGAAGCCCTGTAACTGCTTAACCGCTTGCGGTTGCCCAAATACGGTGGCTAGTGTGCTTGGTCGGTATTTAATGTGGTAGGTCATACTAAGTTCCAGGCTTTGATGATCTGGGTCAATTGGGCACCTAGCTCCGGGAGAGTACCATTATTGAAGATAATGAAGTCTGCGTCTTCCTTGACATCGTACTCTTCGGACTTGTGATTCGCTGCCTGTACTGGTACATCGTCCCTGTCAACGTAAACGATGATCCCGCCGCAGGATCGAATGAAGTCTGCTTCGTTCGGGAACCGAACATCGGTGAACGTAAAGTTTCTGTTTGCTTTAGTAGCCCGCTCCGCAATGTTCACCCAGCAATTGTACCCGTGTAGGTCTCGCCCAGCTTCGGTTCCGAAGCGTTGCATCAGACCCCGTAAGTCCTTGCTATTCCGCTTCGCGGAATCCCAGCCGATCTGATCTACGACCGTCTGTAATCGTGCAACGATTCCGTTGTCTAGCACAATCAGAGGGTTCAGAGCATAGAGTCCGGCACGGACTGGGTTGGCAAAAGCCATTTGGATGTAGTTATATCTTTGGGCGAGTATCTCGCCGCAAGTGTCTTTGCCAGAGCCTTGGGGTCCGGCCATACCTATCATGTGTGGTAATTGCATGTTAATCCTCTGAAGGGTAAAGGTCTGCGTGACAATCGTGTCCGTAAGCCTGCACGCAGGCTCTATTGAGTTTTCGGATGAACTTGCTAAGTGCCGTCACCTCGGGCATGAGCCATTCCCTGTTTACCGGGTCTTTGTAGGCAGGGGTGTTTTTCAACTCCCACAGCCGCATGTAAACCTGCCTTCGCAGGTTCAATAGGTCGCCCTTGGCGACTTCTATCGATGGCATTAGCTTTCGTTTCCTGTGTAAGCGGTTTTGTCTGCCCATGACACTGGTGAGACTTCCACCTCTGTCTTGAGCCGTAGTATAATCCAGGGCCACTGTTCACGCAAGCGTGTAGTCATAATGTGGTTCGACATAGCCACGTAATCATGTAAATGATTCTTGTGGACAATAGCCACAATCGAGTCGTGAATTTCGCACGCAATTGCCGCGTCCATAGCGGTTCGCTTAATCTCGGCTTGGATGTCGATAATCGACCTTAGCAAGCAATGGAAGGCACTGCCTTGGATCGGGCAGTTTATTACGAAGTTGCGTTTCTCAACACCGTACCAAGCAAAGCCAGTTAGAGTGTGAAAGAATCCTCGGGCGGCATAGTTGGCAAACCAACTCTTTCGCCACTGATTATATACCTTGTATCGCTTATTCCAAAAGTCATCTTCAACATTCTTGATGTGAGTCACAAAGGCGTCTGGTCCTGGTATCTCGACCCATTCGCCCTCTTTGTGGTCGAACTCTAGCCCTAGGCGTTTGATGCCCTTGGATGCTAAGTGCTCGATCATGTTGCTATTAGTCGCTGTCTTCCATAGACGCAGGGTAACGTCCTTGTAGTAGTTCCCGTAAAACCAAGAAAACACAGCATCACCCTTGGCTGCTTGTCGCAAAGTCTTGGCTAACTTTGGGTTCTTCTCGATGAAATCGTCTTCGTACAGGTAGCATTGCTTGCTGACAGCACGGTGCATATCATAGTCATTTTCCAGATAGGATATAAGCGTCGGGTCTTTGTTGTAGCACGCGGCTACGTGTACTTCCAAAGAGGAATAGTCGCTCTCGACTAGGTAGTAGCCCTCTGGCGGACAGACGCAGCCCTTCACATGCCGAGCTAGCTCGGCGCGGCGAGAGGGTAAATTATTCAAGTTCGGTGAGTCCGCTGAGCCTCGGAAGCTCTTGACGTTGTGAAGCCCGAAAAAGCCTCGTAGCCTCCCGTCGATGGTATCTCGGGAAATGGCATTGAGGTACGTTCCCTTGATCTTCTGTAACTGCATGTACTCAACATACCAGTCTACATAATCCAAATGGATTCGCTCCAAGGCTTCCACGTCCATGACGTACTTCTTAGTCTTGGTGGAGCGAGTCGCTCCTGGGACTCCTAAGTGGTCGAACAGAATAGTGCCTAACTGCTCTCGGGAGCCGATAGAGCATTCCTTACCAAAGATTTTACGCTGCAACTTGAACACTTCATGTTCCTTCAGCTTTCGCCCTAGCTCATGGATAGACTGATCTACCGAAGCATGGGAAGCTGAAAGCTTCTCGGAACTAATGGGCAGTCCCGCTGCCTCTATATCTGCAAAGGCGACGGCCCCTTGCAGAAATAGTTTATGGGCATCTTTGGTTGCTGGTTTCATTGCGGCTTCATTGGATGGTGTTTATCAGCAAGTTCCTTCATTCGCTCTGCCCAGCAGGCAAAAGTCCAGGCATAGTCTCCCCAAGGAATCCGCTGTTCTTCGAGTTCCTCGGTGGAGAGATTCGCAAGTTCCTTGGGCAATCCACACCTGCCGGTGTTAAGGCCCCCATTGATAACGGCTACTATGCACCGATACTGCTCGGCAACTACAGCAGCCTTGTCGGAGCAAGCACCGCCGATAGCTGCCATGTCATCCACAGACATCGGAACGAAGTCACTGATCCAGATGTTATCAGGCATCAAGGCTTGTTTGATTTCATCTAGCTCTGGCTCGCCTGATCGCTCCGCGATTTGTACGAGACGCTTGATGTGACCAATCACAGTGCCTATCTCAGAGGGCTTAATATCCCAAGGATCTTTGTCTGCCATGCTACTTGCCCTTCTTAGCCGTTCCACGGCTCCCAGAAACACCGGACTTACCAGAAACAGACCCCCTAGTGCCGGTTCCCGGCAACGAGCCGCCTAAGCGGCCTTGGTTGTCCCTAATCGTTACACGATTCCCGGACACAACTGCTGACCCTGTGATCCGACCGCTGGCATCCCGCACAGTGATCTTAGGTCCAGTAATCACCAGGGAGCCTTGCAGTCTCCCTTGGGTGTCCCGGAGCGTGTAACGCTCAGTGGCTTGGATTGTAACTGGCAAAATGCACAGTAACGTAAAGAAGGTTACGATTGCAGTTTTCATGTTAGTACCGTTTGCCATTCTGTCCCTTTCGTACTTCTGGTTTGTGGTCGCTACGCGACGAATTGAACCTCTCTTTTGCTTCCATGATCGTGCCCAGCTCGATACCAAGGAACCCAGCAAGATCGAACACTCGGATCAATACGTCGGCTAGCTCGACGCCGATCATATCGTATTCCGGTAGCTTATCGTCCTTGAGGCCCCTTCGGTGACCCTCTAGTGCTTCGGCTACTTCGGACACGACCAAGGCTAGCTTGGTTGGGACTACCAGCGGATTGCCCGCTGCATCCCACCAGCCCGCTGCGACGTTCTTTTCGTGGATTGTCTTGCATAGGTTGTCAATGACTGCGGTAGCTAGCGACCGTGGTTCTGGGGCAGGGGCCGGTGAAACCGGCTTAGGCCAATCGAACCCTGTGCAGCCTACTAGGTGCAAGGCGATGCTGTCTTCGGCATCCATGTCATGGTCTTCAATCCACAGACCTTTCTCCATGTAAGTTTCCACACAGCCATCCTCTTCCACCATCACCATCGGATAGGTGTCATGGTGCGTCCTGCTATTGCAATGCAGACGCTTTTCTTCGTTCGTCTCATACCATTGCCCCACTTCCAAGGTGCCGTTAAACGGCACTACGGCGGGGACAGGTGCTTCGAGTTCGACGAAAGCGTGTCGCCATCCACAGGCTGCGGTTTTGAAAGGAAAGTCTGGTGTTACGGAAATGTCTGTCAATTCCAATAGACAGGGATCGGAAATTGCTTGTTCGATGTCCGCATCATCTATGTACACTTCCTTACCAATGTCCCTGTGATCGGCAAGCCGATACTTCTTGCCCTCGTGCTCGTAAATCTTTGTCGCTGTAGCCTGTGCCATATTAAATAAACTCCGAAATAAGGTGAAAACGGCCAAGGAGAGGTGCTCCTCCCACAGCCAAATAAGACGATGGTAGTTGTGACAGATAGTTCCGCTCTCGCAGGACTATCCAATTCATTCTTGTGATCTGTTGGTCTCTCTCCGTTACGGTCGCGTTTAGTCCCAAGCAGGCATTAGCATACGCCCAAATGGATTTGCTCCCAGTGAATGACGATTGCGTTAGCCAATAAGTGCTACCGTGGTAAGCATCTGCGTTGACTTGGCTAGCAGTAAGCACAAGAGACTTGAACTCGCTGCTAATAGCCCTAAGCTTAGACCACGCATGTTCTATCGCCTCATGGCTTTTTTCAAAGCCCCGGCTAAACCCAAGCAAAGCAGCGTAGTCGATTCCGATAACATCAGGAACCCATCCCTTGTTTGCCCATCCCAGTAGTGTCTTGTGTAAATCTTCTACTGTCATGGTTCGGGCTGGTCTTGTGATAAAACGGATTAGGCACTCGCCTGCTGGGTCTCTTAGCTTAGCCCACGCTTCGCTTGCCTCGTCAGTAGTATACGCAGATTTCTGGTACTTCTCTAAGTATTCCAAAGAAAATTCTTTGTTTTCGTACTTCAGACTTGTGGGAATCTTGATTTTGCCAGCAAATTCGGACTTGCCTACAAATCCAGTAGTCCATCGCTTCAGCATTTGCTCTGTGCTCAAGTCACCCAGATTAAAGAAAGCGACACGCTTTCCCTGAAGTAATGCCCTTTGGCATAAGTTCGTCAGATGGCTGGACTTGCCTGACTTATCCGCACCACACAGAACCACTAACGCATCCCGGTGCAACGTAGGCCCAAACCACCGGCTGATTGCAGTGCCTTCTTTGAACTTAATCAAAGGCTCATAATTAGCCGCTGTATGGGATTGGGCAATAATAGAAGGGTCATTGATGGGGTCTAGGTAGTCAACATCGGCAGTCAATGTTGGAGGTTGCCATGTTTTGATAGTGTCTGTGGCTGCTTGGACGTTGCCGTTGGCTAACGCCGCCTGAACCCTATCGGCTAGTTGCTTTGCCGAATGGCGGACAACTAGCCTCTCTATAAGCGAGACAGCATAGTCCGGGTTTAGTTGCGTGGGGCTCAATGACGAAAGAAATTTACCGACCAGCGAGGACGTAGCCTCGTCAGCAGTATTCGCCCATTCGGCATAGATCGCAGTAAGCGATACTGCCCCAGGGGCTTCCTTGTATTCGGCATAGTGCTTCCGGCACCAGTTGTACACCAAATTAGATACTTTGGCAGCAAACGGCGATTCGGGCAAAGCGTCCACAACCCTGGATAGTACCTCGGTGTCTAAGCACAGGGCTACTAATGCTAGCTGTTCTTCCGTTCCTTTTACTTGGGTCACTTGCATGGGTTTCTCCTTGGCGGCTTGCTTATCGCATCGGACAGTCCCCATCCTTCTTTCAGTCTGCGGTAGATCAAACCAGAAGTGACCCCAAACTCTTCTGCCCATGCAGCCATGCACTGAGTTCTTCCAAATGCTGTAAGCATCCTATTGTCTTTCCTGTTTCGGTTTTGTTCTGTCATGGTTGCCCACCGGCAATTGCCGAGTTCATAGTTACCGTTCTTAATCGGGTAACGATCAATGCTGTACTCTGGGCCGGGACGCGGCCCCATGTCTGCTAGGAAATTGGCATAGCCATGCACAGGATCGTTCCACCGATCACAGACGCGGATTCCGCGTCCACCGTACCTCTTAAATGATTTATTCTTAGGATTGTGGCACCTAGAGATCATGCCTCGCCAAATCCCCATCTCTGAACGGTACGACTGTCCGTGCGTAGTGTTTCGTTCGATTAGCAGTTCTTTACATAAACACCCACAACTTTGGTTCTGTCCTGCCTTTAACACATCTGTCCTACGGATGACATAGCCTTGGGTGCTACAGGAGCATTGGCAAACCTGATACCTATGCTTACCTATTTTGAACTTGGGTCCGATTGTAGTCAGACGATCAAACGTCTCGGGGGTAAATTCGCTTGCAATGTGAATACCATTGTGTACAATGTACTTAGCCATGATGACTCCTATTAGTCGTTGGTGGTTAGAAAAGCCAGTGGGGTGACAACCACTGGCTTTTCGCATTGTAGCACAAACGACAGGTCATTGCAAGAAAATCATAGTCCTGCCAATTTCCGTAGTTGCCGGACCTCTTGCTCGGATGCCGAGCCTGGGTCTTCCGCGTCCAAATTTACCACAATAGTTTCTCCTGGGAATACAGATAATTCAGCGGCTAGCTTATTTGCCCTACGCTGTGCATTTTCACTATTGTCAAAGCAGATGATCCTACGCCATATACTGGCGAGACGATCCACTTGTGCCATAGTGTATGACACGCCTAGGGTTGCTACGCAACCTTTGCCCACCCTGAACACATCCGTTGGTCCCTCGCAAATGATACACGTATCCTTGACGAACTGTGCCCCAAAAAGCAAAGTTTTTTCGTCTATAGACTTTTCGCCGGGACCGGCGTTGCGATACCTCGGCTCTTGGCCGCACGCGGCCCTAGCCGTCCAGCTAACCGCTTTGCGGTTCAGGTATATGGGCATGAACACCCGGAACGGGTAATTGCTGAATGGTCCGGTTGCCCGGACTCCCCAGACCGTCTCCAGGTACTCTAAATCGAAGCTACGCTGCTTCAGATAGGCAGCTACGGCAGGTACAGCCTCAAGCGGCTGAAGTAGCGTAGGAGGCGTGTAAACGCCCTTAGAAGCGGTATCCGCTTCCTTGGGTAGATAGGCTCGGGAACCGAGCAGTTTGTAGATTTCCGACCACGGGGCATCGGTCAGGTCTTTTAGTAACTTAGGGACGTGAAACGACCCACAGGTATAACATGATGAACGTGAAAAATCGTCCTTGATACCTAGGTGGAATCGGTCGTTGGAACACCGGGGACAGGGACGTGCCTGCGTCCAGGAATGGCGAGAGTGCTTGTCCGTCTTGGACCATTCCACTCCATGTTTATCAAGGAACTCTGTAAGCATTGGCGGTTATTCTTGTAATGAGAAATAGGGTAAATTTGTTACAGGATGCCCTACCCCCTAGGTTGTATGGTACTTGCCTGCATGGACAAAGTGACCCCACATACTAATCACTATGACCGTAGGCGGGTCTATGGCACAGAAACCCTCTAGGGGCCTAGGCCCCATTAGGTTTGCATGGTTCCAGTGCCAGACGATGATTACCATACCTACTCCTGCGGAAGATCAGAAAACAATGGCAGTTCCTCGTACCCCGAATCTTCGTTCGGCAGGCTATCTGTTTCCACTATCCGCAGACCTTTGTGCCAGTGATCGCAAATGCGATCCATGGCTAAGGTTCTACCTTCTGTATCGTTACGTCCATTTCCGAAAACAGGTCCGCATGTAAATCGAACGCCTAGGTGCCAAAATATCTTGTCTTTGTCACATACGACGTAGTAATCTGTGCTCATATTAACGTAACTTATCCTAATTTGACGTAATTGTATGAGGGGCTCACCGTAACGAATCGGCATCTTCCAAACAGGCTTTTATCCCTGCGTGGACGCATTCAATATGCTACTGCCCCAGCAGACCCCCAGGGAATCGAACCCTGCCAGTCGGTTTTGGAAACCGTCTCGCCACCTTGGAACATGGGTGCCTGTGTTGTTCTGCCGGATCTTGCCGTCGCGGGTACAACCAAACCTATTCATCGAAGTGAAGCTACCGAGATTCGAACTCGGATTCCCCGGTAGAAAGCCGGGTGTACTAACCATTATACTATAGCTCCGTGGGCGGGCATTTCTTGGTATGATCGCCCTAAAGAGGCACTGTACCATTCCAATCTCTCTGCGTTTCCCCCGCTAACTCCGCAGTTCATCCGGTCGCTATCCGGCATCTTGCTTCTAAACTAAAGGACTAACCGGGATGTACTCCCGGAAGGTTTTTGCTTACCTTTGGTGACGGTCGGTATGCTACGCCGATTGTCCGCATCTCTACCAGCGGTATTTAGCCGCAATTAGTCCTTAGTGGGGGATACAGGACTCGAACCTGTACCTACTATCTTCGACTGGTTTCTAAGACCAGCGCGTCTACCAATTCCGCCAATCCCCCATAGTACCAATGCTTGGTAGGCATTGGTGTGGTCCACGCTCCGTAACTACTAGGGACAGTAACTCCCCGTTCGCCCGCGAACCTATAGCACATTCGGGTGCCGCGTCCTAGGGTTACCAGCCCATTCCCACTCAGTATCCTTTGGTTCCCTTGCCACCCTTACCACTACCGCCCTTCGGAGCGGCCTTGGTTCCTGTGGACTTAGTACCTGATCCCTTGCCGCCTTTTGCATCGCCTTTTTTCATATCATGCCCTTTCACTTGCTCGTTTTACGAGCCTAAGATATTCCACAAACTTAGGATGGTCCACTCTAAACCTCCTGACTCTTGGTGACCCGTTCCGGGCCATTAGCACGAACCAATCGTACACGAAAGAAACGGCTGACGGTAGGTACTGGTACAACAAAGTTCCTTCAATTTCCTTAAAGTAGGCTTTGTAGTCCTGTAACGCTGCTTGCACATACTCTGGGTCGATGCTATTGCTGTTGTCTACGATCCGTTCCCATAGTTCATAGGCTTGGATGCTGACGGGCAGCTTGCTGGCCACAGGGTCTAGTTCGGCCTCTGCTAGCAGGGCCTTAAAGTTCCGCACTAGGCTGGGTGTCCCTGGGGCGAATCCCGCCCTATGGACCGATAGCCAATTGACTACGGCTTCAATCTGTTGTTCTGAAAAGCCTCGTCGAACCAAGTCCTTGAAATCCGCAAGACGGGCAGTGCCCACAGTTACTTGACGGTATTTGGTAAATAATTCGACGAGGCGTGATTTGGTTTCTTGGCGGAGATGTTGGAACATGGTTAGGGTCGCTTTTTCCATGCAGAGTAAACGGTTTCGATGCCCCAGCTAACTGCTGAGCCTATGCAAAGACCAAGAGTGAAGTCATGTAACGGGCCATCGTTTACGGCGAAGGTGTAGATACCGGCAACAATTGCCAAAGTACCTAGTCCCGTGAGGATTAGTTTGCAGGTTAGTATCATTGTTTCTTCGCCCATTCCAATAGTTCTTTGAGCCGCCGAGCGGAGCCCGCTCTTGCTGGCCATGTAACATTACGCTCTGTGTGTTCTGCTGCCGGATACCATTCGGAACCCCCTGACACTACGCCGATGATCCCAGTGTCTATAACGGCGGGACCGCCGCTCTGGCCGGAAGCTACTACAGAATCACTATACACCGATTCTCTGGTAGTAAAGGACACTTTTCCAGAAGTTTCTAGCCAATTTCCGCTACCGAACCCATAGAACGTGACTTTCACGTTACTGGGCTGATAGCTAAAGCCAATTTTATCTACTCGTAGATCCTCGGCTACATCGACCAAAGCAAGCAGTTCAAACCGCTTGCTAGTAGTACACTGGATGACTGCGACATCTGCCTTAACGTCCACAGCGGACACCTTGGCATTAGGCATGTCCTTGATGGTATCGTTCTCCAGCGTGTAGGACGCCCCCTGGAACATCATGCCATTGTCCATTAAAACGACATGGGCAGCGGTTCCTAGGTAAACCTTGTCGCCTATCTGCTCAATGGCAAAGGCAGTGCCTTGGCTCTGCTCGGGGGTTCTGATGCGGAAGACGCCATTCTTTTCTGGGTCTACTCCGAAAACACCTTTGGCGAGTAGGAAAATGAATAGCAAGAAAATAAGGCAGGCAACGTATCGGCTCATCATTATACCTCATGGTCCATTGTTTTCAGTTCTTCCAGAATCCCAGTCTTACGCCTAGATCGGAACCGATGTAATCGGTCAGCGATATCGAGCCCCTCTCGCATAGCGTATACCTTCAGGTACGACAATACCCATTCTACAGGGAAATCGTAACATGCGACATATTTTTGGAAAGATTCGTCTATTTTCCGATGGAAGTCTTCGACTTCACTAGCGGTCTTGGCGGTTACTGCATTAAGGACTCTTCCAGCATCCGATGCAGAGGCAGTGTGTTCGTCTTGGTCCCATTTATCACTTGCTCGTGAATCCCCGCCTTGGTCTGGATAGTCTGACAAAGTTTTGCCTCTATGGTATCTTGGGTTAAAAGGAATATGACTTCGTTCTCTCGCTGCTGTCCTATTCGGTCGGTTCGGCCCGATAGCTGTGTAACGCTCCGAGCAGTCCAAGGTAGCTCCGCTACTGCAATGGTCTTGGCTGCCGTCAGGGTTATTCCTGCCGCACCTGCGGCTATATTGATGACTGCCAACCATACCTTGGGATCGTTCTGGAATGTGTCTACTGCTACAGTACGTTTGGCAGCGGGGACATTACCCTGGATGACAATGGATTCCCCTTCAGCAGCGGCTCGCCGCTGGATGACATCAATCATCTGGGTGTGTGTGCAGAATACGATCAGTTTTTCTGTAGGGTTTTCTTCATGGAACTTACGAATCCACTTGACTACACCCCTCGCTTTTAGACGAGCTACTAGCATCAACAAGTTGGTCAACAGTGTCAGCTTGTCGATACCTTTGTTTTGAAACGGATTGTTCCGTTTAATTGCGCCTATGTACTGCTTGTGCAACAGTTGATAGGTGTCCATGTCATCCATTTCGATAAAATCGATCTTGATGCTTTGGGGCGGTAGATTTAGGATGGCTTTGTCTCGCTTGAGCATAAACGGTTTGATCCGTTCATGTAGCTCAGCTAAATTCGTTGCGCCCTGATAGTTCCACCCAAAACGGTCATCATACCTGGGATCACAATACCGCCACATATACTCTTGGGCAGACGGAAATTCGCTAGGGCGAATCATGTGTAGGATACTAAAGAAATCGCTAGGGCGATTAGCCAGTGGCGTTCCGCTCATTCCCATGACCCTGGGGCAAGTGCGAGCAATCGCCATTGCCGCTTTGGTCCACTGGGTACTGCGGTTAGATAGCTTGTCGCATTCGTCGAAAATCATAAACGCGAATCGCTGTTCAAGTAGCCATTCACGCTGAGCCTCAAGGATGTCGTAGTTAATGATAACTGCGTCATGCTGTAGCTCGCCCTCGCACAGGGCCTTGCCTCGAATAATAACCGCTTTGCGGTTTAGTTCGGACTCAAACTCTCGTTTCCATGAACCTAAGACACTAGGGGGACATACGATGAGTATGGGCCACTTGTCGAGTTTCTCGGCATAGAGCACGCAACTTAGTGTCTTGCCCATGCCCACGGGGTCGGCTATAAGGATGCGACCCTCGTTGGCTACGGCAAAATCTACAGCTTCTAGCTGGTGGGGTTTAGGTATTTTTCTTGGCATCCTGCACCTCACAATGTTTGAACCATAAACCACTCTGGGACCGCCAGCCCGCAAACGGGCGATGGTCCTCTACAACTCCGTAAACCCAAGGATCATGCCTAGTCAGCCTAAACCTAGCTGGACGGGGTTTCCCGTCCCACATACCCAAGGTCAATCGCTTCCAATTGTTCTCAATCTTTCGCAGTATAGCCACCGGGCAAAGCATCAGAGGACTATTGTAGTCATGTTGCATGACTTCGCCCATTGATCTCAGATATAGTTCCCCGTGATCGGGATACCCGATCCTGATTAACTCGTAGCCTTCTGGGATTCCGGGGACCATTAGTTCCTCACCACTACTCGGCGGCCAGCCGCCCTTGTGTGCTTCTCTCTGATCGACTCCAGGTCACGCATGACCTCTCGTTCTGATCGTCCTACTTGCTTCGCAAGCGACTTGGCCGTGTAACGGCCCTGTGCTTCTAAAGCAGCGTCTACAAGACTTTGCTCATCTGCATCCAATGATACACTTGAACCAAAGACATCTGCTTCTTTTTGTACCAATTTTGGCATCGTGAACGATGACCGGCGTTTGGTAAACAGAAAAGACCGAGCTACTTGGAACATAAAGGTCGTGGGCTTGCCTCGACTAGGGTCGTACTTCACCCGTTTACGGGTGTAAAAGAGGTAAAATTCTTGGAATAATTCCTCGGTATCGCCCAAAAACGCACTGTTTCTTGCGGCTTGTGCTAGAATCTTGATGGCGTACTTTGCATTACCGTCAAAAGCGGCATCGAGTTCAGGTGTTACATTGATGGTACTTTGCATGATTGCTCCAAAATTGGTGGTTAAGGTTCCGACTTCGGTGTAATCATAGCGTCGGTTACACCGACGACAAGGGCTATCCAAACAAAAAGGGAAAATTTTATGGCAGTAAAAACAGTTCTCATTGTTCCCGATCTCCATGCTCCTCTCCATGATCCACAGGCCGTGGAAACGGCCCTAAAGATATGCAAAGCCGTAAAACCCGACGCTACGGTCTTTCTTGGTGACGTTATCGAAGCCGAAGGGGTCTCCGAGCACATTAAGGAATCCGTTGCCGCTAGGGCTTTAGCTGACCTCGGGGATGAATTTGATTCATTTAATGGACTGTTCGACAGGTTCACTGCCTACTCCAACGAGGTACTGATAACAAAAGGAAACCACTGTGATCGTCTACGAAAGTACGCCGATCAGCACCCCGAAGTAGCTTCCCTGGTAAACTTCGAGAAGAACATCCACCTGAAAGAACGCCGCAAAGATGGTAAGAAGATTCGCATTTGCGAATACAATGAAGCCCTGAACATAGGTAAGCTTTGGTTCACCCATGGAACGTACACAGGGGACACGGCAGCCAAGAAGATGGTAATGGCATACCAACGCTCGATTTGCTTCGGTCATACCCACAGCTATAGTACGTTCACCTGGACATCACCTATCGATGTCCGAGACAAGCATACTGCCTACAACCTAGGCTGCTTGTGTTCCCAGAACCCTGGATTCATGCGAAACAGACCAAATGCTTGGACCCACATGGTAGCCGTTGCCTATGTTCGAGACAACGGCTGCTTCAATATGTACCCTATCGGCATCTTTGACGGCCATGCCGTCTTTAATGGGAAGTCTTACGCTTCTTAACTGGGGTTGTTAGGGCTTTTTCGACTGTCCAGTTTAGTTTTTTGATTCTGACTGATATCAGTCCGGCTGCTATTCCCGTGCGTTCCGCCCATTCGACTAGCTTTAATGTTTCTCCGTTAAAGGTAATTGCGTAGTTTGTTCTTCTGTTGCGTGCCTGCTCCTTCCTGGATACCCAGTAGACATTTCCTGGCTCGTAGTTCTTGTCGTTGTCCTTTCTTTCCAATGTATGCAAAACACTTGGTCTGTGCCCTACGTGTTCAATAAAGTTGACAAAACCACGACCTTCTGGTAGTTTCCAGTCTTCGTAGACGCGAATACCCCGGCCTCCATAATTGTGGTAACATTTGACTTTTGGGTTGCTGCACCTAGATAGCATTCCGAGCCATATTTTGAATGTAGGACAGTCAGACATGCCGTGCTTGGTGTTTCGCTCCAGTAGTCGCTGGCTATTGAGACATCCACAGCTTTTTGTGTTGCCTGTTAATACTGCCGAGGGTCTTGCAACTACCGTATTCCCACAATTGCAGGAGTATACCTGCTTTTGTTCATTGCCTAGCTTGAACTTAGGGCCGAGGGTCGTTAAACGACCGAAAGTCTCCGGCACGAATTCCGTTGCAATTCTTATCCCATGTACTACAATGTACTTAGCCATTTGATACTCCCGAAAGTTGATGATGGTCAGAAAAGCCGTTCGTGCGACAACACGGCGGCTTTTCGTATTTTAGCATATCCCTTGTTCCTTGCAAGAAAATGCAACATGCCTGAAATCCACCCCAGACGCATAAAAATCAACGGTAAATATTGGACGATAGTGAGTGCCAGTATTCCTGGTTACGATGGACTAGCCGAGAACAACCCTAAGACCTACAACAAGCATATCTGGATCAATTCAGCTACGAAAGGGCGAGACCTTTTGGATACGATCATTCACGAATACACCCATTGTGCGCTGGAGAGGTGGTCTGAAGAGGCGGTCTTGGAGTTCGCTAGCGACCTAGCCAAAATCCTGTGGGATCTTGGCTATAGGTCCACCGAATTAGGTGACGAGGACTGATTTCCTAGCCGGTAAACCGGCACTCTGCTACAATAGGATCAACTCCTACAAGAAAGCACCCTATGGCAAAGCGAAAACGACCTGTAAACGATGAACTAGACGCTTTCCACGAAATGCCCAAGCGGTTCAAGCTTAATGGTTCACAGGAAAGAGCCTGTGAATCTATACGGCAACACCCCATTAGTTTGCTACTAGGTAATGCCGGGGGAGGCAAATCCTTTGCTGCATTGTACATGGCTCGGGAACTACTGCGAGCAAACAAGATTGAAAAAGTAGTCATTGTGCGGTCGCCTTTGGAAGTTTCCCGCGCCGGATTAGGATTTTTGGGCGGGAGCCTAGAAGACAAGCTAGCTCCCTGGGCTGCGGCAAGCCGAGCGATGGGCAAGGAACTGGGAATTGCCGATCAACTAGAGTTCATCCACCTGGGGCATATCCAAGGATACACCTTCACAGATACTATGGTAATTGTGGAAGAGTGCCAGTCTCTTACCTTAGCTGAGTTTGAGGCCGTGGTGACTCGGCTAGGCTTAGGCTCGGTAATGGTCTTCACCGGGGATGCCTTACAGGACATCCGTAGAAGCGGCGGTCTTGGTCCATTCGTACGTGCCGTACAGCATGTCAACGGGGTGTCTATAGTCCACTTTGACCCAAAGGACAACCAACGCCATCCGATCATCCGAGAAATCTGTGCTGCTTTGTGGGGCGATACTACTGGGCTCTAAGCCCTTTTATTCCAGTCAGCAATAGCCAAGTCTCTATCATACCGCATCCCATCGGGGCAGGAGACTGCCCCACAGCCGGTACACTCTACCTTCCAGTCCCCGAGATCATCTCTCTGGTAACAGGGGACGGCTTCGCCGCCACAGAACGGGCAGGGCAATAGGTGGGTCCATTGGACTGCGGTTACTTCTAGTTTTGCTAAAATCTCGGCGGAAGATAAACGTCTTTTCTGTGGCCCTAGTTCACTCATTCGGTTTCCCCAACCACTGGATAGCGTAGTTGCTTCCCTTCTTGCACGGCAAAAAACGTCCGGTAAAGATACCCTTGTGCATGTCAATCTGCTTGAGCATCTTCACGAAGTCAGCAAAGAACATCTGGTAACGGTTCCCGTTAGTGACACTATGGACCACGAGCCTAGCCGCTGACTGGCCCCGCTCAGTGTCCACTAGGACTAAAGTGTCCTCGAACTCGGTTGCGGGTTCCCATTTCTGAGGAAGGCTATCCCTAATGGGAAACCTATGGTAAAAGGTGTCATGGTCCTCTTGT